GTCTCCATGAGGGTCCAGAACGCCGCGGCGGTGTCGTCGCTCTTACCCATCAGGCTCTTGTCGGCCGCCGGAGCGTCGATCAAGCGCACCGTCATCAGGAGCACGACGCTCCCCGTGGTCACCGCGAGGTCCGAGTGGTTCGCCGCGGCGAGGCGGGACAGCGTGTCGGCCTCCGTGAACTGGACGCCCTTGTCGGTGACGTAGTCGGTGAGGCCCGTGGAGATGTTCTGATCCGGCGGGACGTCCACGCCGTTGTCGCGGTTCGGGTTGAGGGCAACGCCGCCGGTGAGCGCGAGGTCGGCCGCGTTGCCGCTCGCCTCTTGCAGCGCCCACGCGTGGGCGAACGTCGCGCCCCAGGGGAGAAAGATCTCGTTGAGCTTGGCGAGAGTCTTGGGCAGGTACTCGGTGGTCCGGTCGTACCAGGCGGGCGCCGTCGCGGCCTTGCCGGTCACGCTCGGGTCATGCACGCCCGTCGAGATGGCGAGCCCGTTGATCGCGCCCGTGACGTTGCCCGTCACGTCTCCCACCACGTCGCCGGTGACCTGGTTGACCGCGATGTTGCCGCTCGAGTCGCGCGCGACGATCGTGGACGGCGTGGAGCTCGGCGTCGCCGCCTCCACTGCGGCGGTCGCAGCGCCGACGTCCCCCGCGGGCTGCCCGCCGACCTCCTCCACCTGGTCGAGGCGGAGGAACCCGCTGAGCTGTGGACCGAGGCCCATGACTCACCCCCTCCGGCGAAGGATGAGGTCCGCGACGACGTCCACGTCCGATCCGTCGATCGTACCGAGGACGAGGGCGACGCGATCGAGGAACCAGAGGCCGCCGATCTCCTGGTAGAGGAGGACGTCGTAGCCGGACACGGTGCCGATGGCCGCCGCCCCGTTGAGCTTCCCGCGCGCGGCGTCCGCGCCCGTCCCGACCGGGCCCCAGGCCGCCGGGCCGCCCGCCGGACGCCCGCCGCCGTAGCCCACGAGCTTGGGCCCCTGGAGAGAGACACCCGTCCCGCCGCGCTTCCACAGGCGGACGACCGCCGAGTCCTCGAACGGGAACCCCGCCGACACCGCGGCGAGGTCCAGCCCCACCGAGTCGTCCGTGGGAACGCCACCGCGCCCATCGGCGTCGATGCCGGAGGCGCCCGCGCCGTCCACCAGGCGGTAGATCGCGTTGCGCCCGCTGAGGTTGCCCTGGAGAACCGGTTCGGCCATGCCCCGGAGCCTACGTGATCACCGATCCATGGCGCAATGACTCATGCGCCCCACGATCACGCCTTGGGCTTGGCGCCCTTGCCCTTGCCCTTGCCGTCCTTGGCCCCAGCGGCGTCCTTGTCACCCCCGCCACCGTCGTCGGGCTCGGGGAGCTCGTCCTCGTCACCACCCTCACCACCGTCCCCGCCGCCGAACCCCTGGCCAGGTGCCGGGGGCGTCGACCCGTCGGCCATGAGGCCGATGGACTGGTTGCGGAGGGCGGTGACGATCTCGGGAGAGATCTCCGGCGCGTCGGGGAGGCCCGCGGCGCGGCGAACGGCGTTGATCGCCGGGTCCTCGGGGTCGAGGACGGCGCCCGCGCGCGCGAGGCCCTCGATGACGCCGGCGATCTGCTCCACGTCGCGGAGCTGGATCGCGTCGGGCTCGAGCGTGGGGAGGTCCTCGTCCTCGACGCCATTGAGGATGCCCCACGGGCGGACGAGGTCGGCGTCGTAGCTGTCCGCCATGTCGTCGTTGGTGGACGAGCAGGTGGCGCCCAGGACCTCGGTCTTGACGCGCGCGAGGGCCTGGGTGCCGTTGGGCGTGGCACCCATGAGGAGGGACTCGGTGCCGAGGATGCGCGCGATGTCGTGCTCCAGGCGGAGGATGCTGGCGCCGATCTCCTTGGCGGTCTGCCCGCCGGCCCGGAGGGTCTCGATCTTGAACATCGGCTGGTTGGTGAGGGTGTCCCCCGTGGGCTGCGGGTAACAGAGGGAGTCGATCATCGCGTAGCGCGCGGGGCTCACGATGTGGTTCTCCCCGAACGTCTTGAGGTCGTTGATGATGCTGTCCCGCATCTCCGCGGACATCTTGTTCGTGCGGACCAGCTCGTTGAGGTAGGCCATCGGCGCGTAGATCAGCGGCGTCCCCGCGAGGTCCGTCTCGTACCCGTGCCCCTCGAGCTGGAGCAGGCGGCGCAGGACGCGCGAGGTCTCGACGACGTGGCGCATGAGGCCGGTGCCGATCGGCGAGTCGTCCAAGGCGTCGTCCACCATGTAGACGCACTTGCCCCGGGGCAGGTACGACATCCGCTGGGTCATCGGACTCTGCTGGGTGAAGCCCAGGACGTGGCCCACCTCGTCGACGTCGAACATGGTGATCGTGTGCATCGGACGGGCCTCAATGCCGGCGAAACCGATCCACCCGTCCTTGCGCTTGTAGGTCGTCCACTCCTGGACCCCCGCCCCGTGGAACCGGTGGAGCGCCCCGCGCCGAACGACCTTGCGCCACGTCACCGTCATGGAGCGGTCCGTGATGCAGTTGTCGAACGCCTCCGCCACCTCGTCCGCGCGCGCCTTGCTCTTGCTCCGCTCCGACGGCTTGACCCGCCAGTTGGTCGCCGCGAGCAGCGCCAGGAAGTAGCGCGCGCTGGCCGCGGTGATCGACGTGTTGACGAGCAGGTCGTGGAAGGTGTGGAAACGCTGGACGCCGATCAGGTCCGCCGACTTCTCCCGCGACTGGACGAACCCGCCGAACACGCCGGTACCCGACGTGCCCACCGTCTCGCTCGGTGGCACCTTGCGGCGGAACCCGAAGAATTCGGAGATCCTCCCCATCGCCCGGGTCATCATCCCTGGACGTTGCGCTACCGCGCCTGGCGCGACCTTGACCAGGGCCTTGGACTCGTCGGACATGGGCCCTACCCTCGCACAGCGGGGCCCCTAGCGTCCACCGTAGGCCATCATGGGGCGCACGTCCGGGACCACCGGCTCCCCCACCGTGAGGAACTGGTTGTAGCACCCCGCGTTGGCGGAGATCATGTCGTCGTGGGCGCCCCGAGGAAACTCACTGTGCTCGGCGACGAATGAGTCATTCCACGGCCCCCTCACCAGGAACACGTTGAGGGTCTCCAGGTACCCGGCGAACGCCGCGGCGCGCAGCTCCAGCTCCTTCGTCTCGCGCTCGAACCCGATCCGCCGAGGGGTGACCGAGGGCCGCGAGGGCGACGCCTTGGACAGCTCGCGGAAGATCTTGCCGATGCTGTTCTTGCGCGACCCGGACCCGTCGTCGGGGAACCAGTGCTCCACGTCGTCGCCGTCCTGGAGGGCGGTCTCCATGATCGCCGCGTCGACGCCACCGGTGGAGCGCTGCCAGCGCTTGACGTCCAGGATGACGTAGTGCTCCAGGGGCTTGGGGAGGAACACGCTCTTGACGCGCACGGTCCAGTCCCCGCCGTCCTGGGTGTCGGCGAGGTCCCAGCGGCACACGACGCGCAGCCCACCGAGGCCGGGGGCCTGGGAGAGGTACTGCCACCACATGGCCTGGAACTTCCCGCCACCGCGCGGCGTGGGGAGTTGCTCGAGCTGGCCGGCCACGGCGACGGAGCCTCCTCGGGAGCTGAGATCTTTCATTAGCTCCACCACGACGGTCTTGGGCATCCGCTCGGGACAGAGCAGCTCGCCGTCCTTGGTGCGCGGGTCACCCTTGCCGAACTGGTGACACGTGGGGCGCGGGACGATGCCCTTGTCCTCCTTGTCCATGGTGTCGGGGTCGTAGCAGCGGTGGCCGAACCCGCCCCAGATGTGCGGGTGCCGGCGGTCGTAGTGCATGGGGAGACACAGGTGGACGTAGCCCATCTCAGCCCAGATCGCGTGACCCGAGACGTCGCGCGCGTGGAGGCGTTGCATCGTGATGATGAAGGCGTCCACCTCCCGATCGGTGACGCGGGTGGGGAGCGACTCCACGAAGGTGTCCAGGGTGGCCTCGCGCTCCTTGTCGGACTCAGCGCCCTCGCGGGAGTGCGGGTCGTCGATCAGGACGCGCGTGCCACGCTCGCCCATGACCGCGGTCATGGCGCTGGCGATCTTGAACCCCGTCTTGTCGTTGTCGAACCGGGTCTTGGTGTTCTGATCGCCGACGAGCTTGAACCGGTCCCCCCACAGCTCCTGGTACCACTGCGACGTGATCACGTTGCGGCACCGGCGATTGTCGCGGACCTTGAGGGGCTGCGCGTAGGAGGTGCAGAGGTAGCGGTGGAACGGCGTGTTGCGCGGCCCCCACTCCCAGGCGGGGAACATGACGTCCACGGTGAGGGACTTCGCCGTGCCCGGGGGCTGGTTGATGAGGAGCTTGCGGATCTGCCCCATGTGGACGCCGGTGAGATGCTCGGCGATGGCACCCATGGCCCAGTCGCTCACGTAGGGATGGTTGGGCTCGACGATCGGCCACGCCAGGCGCCAAAAGTCCTCCAGCGAGTCCTCCGCGTCCAGCTTGTCGAGCTGGCGCAGGGTCATCCCGGAGGCCAGGGCGTACGCCCGGAGGTCCTCCATGGTGAGGGACGGGGGCGTGATCGTCAGTGGCGTCGAGCTCGACACGGTCACCCTCCGACGTCGGACGTGTCGAACGGGAGCTTGGGGTCCGGGGACGCCTCGCTCGGCGTGCGGACGGTGATCCGCGGCCCGGCAACGGCCTTGAAGAACACCAGTCCGTAGGGCTCGAGCATCAACCGCAGCGCCTCCCAGGCGTAGCGCTCCACCTCCAGGCGCCCGACGGGCCCGGCGAGGAACTCGGCCACGGCGCCCAGGTGCGCCTGGAGCATGTGCCGCACGTGGCACCGCTGGCAGAACGAAGGGCGGTTCCCGGGGCAGCACGGGCAGAGCTGGAGGGAGTCGGTGCGGAGGGCCGCCTTGCAACCGTCGCAGTCGGGCACGATCAGCCCCTCCGCTTGCGCTTGCGACCCGCCTGGACCTCGCGCATCGCCTCCACGGCGTCGCACAGCTCTTGCTCCAGCTCGTCCACGTTGTCGTCGGAGGCGCGCCCGTCGCGCATGAGGTCCCGGAGGAGGCCCGCCTTGCGGATCACGGCCTCGCGGGCGGACTTGAGGGGCTCAGCCATGACTCATTCTTGCGCCTGATCGTCGCCCTCGTCCACACCCTCGGAGGGTGATGCCACCGGGGCCGGCGGCGCATCGGCCGGGCCGAGGAGCAGGCGCAGGGCGGCCCGCTGCTCGCGCGTGAGGGACGCGAGCTTGTCCGCCACCACCGGGGGGACCGGGACGTTGACGTTGGTGTTGGTGGAGGTGACGTCCACCTTGTCGCGGAACTCGGCGCCACCCTTGGCCTTGAGGAGGGTGGTGAGGAGGGAGTCGGAGAACTTGCGCTCCGTGCCCACGAACCCGTCCTTGCCGAACACAGGGACGAGGTAGCCGTCGATCGCCCGGCGGCGTGCCTCGGCGACGAGGGCCAGGCGGTGACGCTCGAGCGCCGCCTTGACCTCCTCCTCGAACGTCGGGTCGGACTTGCGGTGGTTGTCGATCGTCGTGGTAGTTGCACCACACCAGTCGGCGGCGGTGAGGATCGCCCCGAACTGCTCCAGCGCGCCCAGGAACTCCAGGCGCAGCTCCGGGGTGAACTT